TAACCCTGTATATCCTCCCTGTATGTAGCTGCGGTCAGGACGCGGATCGCGCAAACCCTGCGGATCATCCACGGGATACATACCAAGCTGCAACTGGGGGTGGTCTGGATCCCAGCACGTTGGGCACACCAACATATTGATGTTCTTAGTCTTGATGACCAGCTTTTGAAGTTCTTTTAACGGGTAGCGAAAGTCGCAGCGATCACACTGCGAGATAGCATACTTACCAGAAGCAAACCTGTTACCCATATCAAGTTATGAACATCTGACGTGGCACCAGCCGGTCAGCCGCCTTCTCCCTGTCTTCACCTGCTGCAAAAGTCCAATCCTCGTCATACATGGCTTTTAGCGTTTGCAGCCGCGCCTGCCCGTCTGGGAGCTTTAACGCCACGTAGTAAGCCAGTCCTGAAGTCAGGCATGGCAAGAACCTAAATGGGATATCAAAGTCGTTGGCGCCGTTGCCAGCATCCTGAATACGACGCATACGCCAGTAAACAAACGTGTAGTACGGACTTGCCTGTGTGCCTTGATCTGGTACAGGCCAAACTGTTACCTTTGGGGTCGCCGTAGCTGATGGGGAATATGCGCTTGTGGCTGGGTACGTTGCCCCTGTGTTGCGTTGCACCCAAACCTGAATGGGGCGGGCTTGCTGGAGCTTATTGGGGATTGTGGCGTAGGTAGAAACACTAATACGCGTAATGGTCAGGTCTGCCTGTGTAGCAATATTGCCTGCCTGCGTACGAATTACGTGCTCCAGCAAATCTACCGTGTCGTTGGGCAGTGCGTAGGTAGCCACCCCCTGTTCCATCGCAATCGACCCCTGTTCAATCGTCCAAAGGTTAATACCCCGATTAGCCCAGTCTGCAAACAGCAAATTTAACGAACGGCGAGCCGTACGGAGGTCGTAGCCAGAACGCAGTTCTCCACCAGCCCGTTCAAAAGCTTCTTCAACGATGTCGTTGAGATCTAAATTAAAAGCAACAGTGCCGCTAGTTGCCATTATACAAACCGCCCTTTAGTTTTGCCCTTGGTTGCAATCCCATCTGCACGTTTAGATGCAGAAGAGGTTTTCGGAGTGCTTGCTTTTGCTACTTTGACTTTACCGCCTTTTTTAAAATCTTTTTTTGCGTTCATAGCACCTTTAATTGCTGATCCGTAACCCCCAATCGGGAAAGGCATAACCTTATCTGCATCAGAAACACTCGGATAGTTATTTCCAACATTTCCTCGCATAGCGCCACCAAGAGAATTAAATCCAAGAGAAGGGGTTGATTCGAAAGAAGACCCATAGTTAATCTGATTAGTCATATCGTTAACTTTACCCATTAAAGACTGAGCACTACCCACTATCCCAGCCAAGCCGCCTTCAGCGTACTTTTTAACTTTCTTTTTCATTTATCTGTACCTCGCAGTTTTCTTAGCCACGTTTTTGGGTTGAGCCACGAACTGTTTTCCTGCGGCTTTTCCGGCTCGCTTGGCACGGGTTGTGGCGGCGTACTCTTGGGGGCTGAGCGCTTTGATTGCTTTTTCAGGTAGATACCTTTCGCCCGTATCTGTGGACCTTTTTCCGCTTTTGGTCCGCCATTTTTGGGCTGTCCACGCTTTGAGGCTGCGCTGGCTTTTGGAGAGGCCACTCACTTATAACCTCCCCCGCTGGCTTTATATCTCTTAGCCAGCAACTGTGCTTTTCTTGCCGACCATTGCCCCGGCGCAGTACCCTGCGTACCTGAGGCTTTGATCTGATCAAAGAGCTTTTTTCGCATACCCGGATTGGTGTAGTTTCCAGCCTGATTAACCTTGGATTCTCCACCTTTTTTAAACAGCTTCACATCCTGCGGTTTGTCTTTCCGCTTGATGGTTTTAGCCGTAGGCATTTTAGATGGGCTGATTGCCCCCATCCCGCGACTCGCCATCATTTCAGCATTTCCCGCCGTAGGCCATCTTGACCTGCTTAGACTTGGTTTTGCCCTTTGTGGCTACGCCATCAGCCTGCTTATGCCCTGCAGCCAGACCGCCAGCGGCCATCTTTTTAACCTTGCCGCCGTACTTCATACCTTTGGCTTCGGCCATTTCGTGCTTAAGCATGGATTTAGGGGCACCCTTCTTTTTCATGAAGGACACTTCTTTTTTCATCATTGCCTTGGACTCTTTCATTTGACCACCATCCTTTTTAGTGAACTCACGACCTACGGACGTTGGTACGCCCACTTTTTTAGCAAACTTTGGGTTATTAGCCACCGCCTGCATAAATCTTTCCTGCTTTTTACTAACAGCAGGCATTACACAATCTTCCCACGGGTCTTACCCCGTTGAGCACAACCATCAGCCCGCTTAGAGGCTGAACCAACCATTCCACCTTTTTTCATGTTTTTAGTGTCTGCTGCCATATTTTTAGCACGCTCAAGATTTTTTTCTGGATCTTTACCAAACAATTTTTCTCGAAAAATTTCAGTCTTCTCACCTTCAGGT